GGGCCGAGACCGACCTCCGCCGAGACCTTCGAGCCACGCAGCTCAACCGAGAGCCGTACTGCGAGTGCTCGACCGAGGGATGTAAGCACCTCGCCAGCGACGTTCACGAGATAGTCCGCCGCTCACAGCGCCCAGGCGCACACCTCGAGCCCGCCCTATTCGTCAGCCTGTGCCGACCCTGCCACGCATGGGTCACGACGCACCCCGTATGGGCGATGCACCACGGCTACGCCCTCCACCAGTGGGAAGCCACCGACGGCAATCTCGAGAAGGCCCGCCGACTCCGCCACCCCTCATCGTGCCGAGACAAGAAATGCATGGACGACCACATGAAGCGGCTCACATGAGGCAGGTATGCAAGAACTGCGCCCGGTGGATTCACCAGGACGACGCCGGCGACTGGGTGCACGACAGCCACGATCAGACCCGCTGGTGCGCCAACGGACAGCTCGCAACACCGACAGAGGAGACAACGTGAAGAAGATTGACCGGCTCGCGCTGGAGTACGTCCCCATCGACGACCTCATCCAACACCCGCACAATCCCCGAGAGGGCGACGTGGGCGCAATCCTTCAGAACGTCGAGGCCCACGGTCTCTACGCTCCGGTCGTGGTGCAGCGATCCACGAACCACATCTTGAAGGGCAACCACACGACGCAGGCGGCGAAGCTCGACGGAGTGGCCGAGATGCCCGTTATCTACGTGGACGTGGACGACGACCAGGCCCTCCGCATCCTCCTCAGCGACAACCAGGTCGGAGACCAGGCGACGAACAACGTGCCGATCCTCACCGACCTCCTCGAATCGCTCGTGCGCAGCGACTTTGGGCTAGAGGGTACGGGATTCACAGGCGACGACCTGGACGAGATGCTCATGGAGTTCACGCCGGAGCCGATGGCCGAGGTGAAAGAGGACGAGCCGATCGAGCCGCCCAAGAACCCTCGGACCAAGCCGGGCGACGTGTGGCTCCTCGGATCACATCGGCTCATCTGCGGCGACAGCACGGCGATTCTGCCAAATCTTGCGAAAGACACCGCCGCCCTGATCGCCACAGACCCTCCCTACTTTCGAGTGGTCGAGAGCGAGTGGGACGATCAATGGGGACCAGACGCCAAAGCGTTCCTCGATTGGATGGCTGCGCTATTCCCGCACTTCGACCGCATCTTGATTGACAGGGGAACGGTCGGCATCTTCTGCTCCCCCGACATGAGCGCAGGCATTGAGTTGGAGATGCGCAAAGTGTTCGCTGTGCTGAATCACATCGTCTGGCGCAAGCCCGGTCCGGGGAGGCTCGGGCCGATGGACAAAGAATCAATGCGGCGGTTCTTCCCAACATCGGAGCGGTTCATCATCGCAGAGAAATGTCGAAACCCCGACGGCGACCTGTTCCGATTCCGAGACCACGTAAATCACGCAGTCGCTCGCGATGTCTACGCAGATGTTCGAGAGATGCTGGTCGAGGCGAGAGATCGAGCAGGGCTAACTAACAGGCAAGTGGATCAGGCGCTAGGTACGGTCGGCATGGCAGGCCACTACTTCGGAGCGTCACAGTGGCACCTTCCGACCGAGGAGGCCTGGGCGAAGATCGTGGAACTCGCAAGACCCACCCCGATGCCAGCGTGGAAAGAACTACGCCAAGAGTTCGACAGCCGACGCCGAGAGTTCGACAGCCGACGCCGAGAGTTCGACAGCCAAAGAGACTCGTCGGAGTTGGAACTACTCAGCGACGTTTGGACCTTCGCCCCGCCACTTGGAAATGGGCGGCTAGGTCATCCAACGCAGAAGCCGATTGACCTTATGCAGCACATCATTCGCACGATGAGTCGCAAGGGCGACGCAGTTCTTGATCCTTTCAGCGGCTCAGGCACGACCCTCATGGCGTGCGAAACCCTCGGACGAATCTGCACAGGCGTGGAACTGGACCCCGCCTACTGCGACATCATCTGCAACCGATTCCAGGGCGTCACCGGCACCATCCCGATCCTCGAAGCCACGGGCGAGGAAGTTTCATTCGTAGACTCGTGACCATGAGCGCAACAGCCATGACCGTCGCAACACCGCAGCACGCCACCACGGGCGAGTTCATCCGCACGCCCGAGCAGATCGCCAGAGACCTACAGGCGGCAGACCTCCGCAGCCTCGGCTACACCTACGCCATGATCGGCGAGCGCATGGGCGTGGACCGCTCAACAGCCTGCCGCATGGTGCAGCGATCCGTCATGGAACTCCCGACCGAGGGGGCCGAGGAGGTTCGCAGGGTCGAGTTGGAGAAGATCGACCGGGCCGAGCGGTACTACAACGGCATCCTCAGCTCGCCGCCGCCGAAGATCGGCAATAACGGCAAGGTGGTCCACGACGACCAGGGCCGAGTGGTGATCGACGAGGGCATTCGCATGGACGCCGCCACCGGCATCCTGAAGGCGCAGGCGGCTCGGGCGAAGCTCCTCGGGCTCAACGCACCGACCCGCATCCAGGAGGAGGTCGTGGTCTACGACGCCGACCCCGACCGAGAGCAGCGCATCCGGGAGATGGTGAGGGCTGCGGTAGATGCCAAACACGACTCCTGACTTCGAGTACCTCGGTGGCACCCGCATGGAGTGGGTCGAGATGGCCCGCAAGGAGCAGCTACCGCCAGAGACCTCGGACTGGACCACCTGGCTCTACCTCGCCGGTCGAGGAGCGGGCAAGACACGATCATGCGCCGAGTGGCTGGCGTGGCGAGCCATCGAGGAGCCGGGACGCCGCTGCGCCATCATCGCTCGCACCTACGGCGACGCTCGAGACACCTGCGCCGAGGGAGAGTCGGGCATCCTCGCCATCCTCAAGCGCTACCGCATGGAGGGCAACTACAACCGCTCCATCGGCGAGATAGTCCTGCCGAACAAATCACGCATCAAGCTGTTCAGCGCAGAGGAGCCCGACCGACTCCGAGGCCCTCAGCATGAGTTCATTTGGATGGACGAGCTCGCAGCGTGGCAGTACCCCGACACCTGGGACCAGGCCCAGTTCGGGCTTCGCCTCGGAGAACACCCGCAGATCGCTGTCGCCACGACGCCACGTCCGACTCCGCTACTTCGCCGGATCATGGCCGACCCGTACACGCACATCACCCGAGGCACCACGTTTGACAACCTGAAGAACCTCGCCCCGACCGTCGCCACCGCCATCCTCGCCAAGTACGAGGGGACACGCCTCGGCCGGCAGGAGTTGTACGGTGAACTCCTAGAGGACGTGGAAGGAGCCCTATGGCACGCAGCACTCATCGACGCGCAACGGGTAGACGAGTCACGGCTCACAAACCTGCCCGAGTCAGTAAGGCAGCAGCGCCAAAGCACCACGCAGCAAAGCACGTCCACATCGGCCACAAGAAGCCCAAGCGAGTCAAGTACCGCTACGGTTGAGCTTGTTCGCATCATCGTCGCAGTAGACCCCGCAGTAACCACCGGCGAGGACAGCGACGAGACCGGCATCGTGGCGGTCGGCAAGGGCAGCGATGGACACGCCTACGTGCTGGCAGACCGCACGTGCAAAGAGTCGCCCGCAGGATGGGCGCACCGAGCGGTCGGACTGTTTCACGAACTCGGCGGCATCGGCACCATCGTCGGCGAGGCCAACCAGGGCGGCGACCTCATCGAGCACACGCTCAGAGCGGTAGACCGAGGCATCCCGTACAAGAAGATCAACGCAAAGCAGGGTAAGCGCCTACGGGCCGAGCCCATCGCAGCCCTCTACGAGCAGGGTCGAGTCCACCACGTAGGGACCTTCCGAGAGCTCGAGGACCAAATGACCGGCTGGCTCCCGGACAGCGGCTACTCGCCCGACCGACTCGACGCCCTCGTCCACGCCATCGCAGAGCTTGACCTCGCCAACGGATCGAGCGCCGACCGATTCCTCGCCGGCATCGCTCCACCCTGTCTCGCGTGCGGCCTACCTGTAGCCTACGATGCAGAGGAATGCCCCAACGGTCACAAGAGGAGCGCCGCATGACCGAATCAGTCGCCAACTTCGCCAGCACCGCCGCCAACGATGCGCCGACAATCGCTCAGGACGCCACCCAGGTCGTCGCCGAGGCTCAGGCCGCCATCAAGGACCCGAGCACCTTCGCAGCGCATCTCACCAGCATTGTCGCCATCGTGGTCGCCGCCATCGCCGTGATCCATCCAGGCTTCAAGGAGCCCGCATCAGTCGCCGCAGCCGTTGGAGGCATCAGCATCCTCGTCGCAGGCATCTCTCAGGTCGCCCACCTCGTCACGTTGAGGCAGAGCAAGACAGCCCTCGCCGTCCACAAGACGACCCTCGCAGTTCGCAAGGCGTAGTCGGTGGCCCTGTTCCGCAGGAGCAAGCCCGACCTCGCCGCCATCGTCGCGCAGGAGGTCGAGAAGGCGCTCGCTCAGACCCCGATGGCCGGGGCCGGTGGCTCAGTCGTGTCCATGCCCGGTGAGCCCTCGGGCTACAACGGTGGCGGTGGTCAGGGACTGCTTCAGACGCCCGGCACACCGGCATCACCGCTCCCCCGACCGAGCGACGCATTCGGCGCACAGCTTGGACCAGCGCAGCCCTTCCTCCCCGCACCGCTCGACCCGGTATTCGACGACTCAGGCCGAGCCCTGCCGAGGAAGTACCAATACGATGTCGCGTGGAACCTCAACCTCCAGGAGCGGCTCACCCCGTGGAGCACGCTGAAGGCCCTCGCCGACCAATGCGATGTGGTCCACCGCTGCATCGAAATCAAGTGCGCAGAGCTCGTCAGCATGAACCTCGACTTCACCGTGTCAGACCAGGCCATCAGCAAGATCATGGCGGATCAGAACGTGGGCCACGCGAAGGCGTCGCAGATCGCTCGGGACCTGTACGGCAAGGACATCGACGACCTGAAGCAGTTCTGGGAGAACCCCTACGTCCACGGCGACCGAGGATGGGCCGAGTGGCTTACCGAGTTCGCGTGGCAGCACTTCACCTTCGACGGAGTGCCGGTCTACCCCCGCTACAACCTCGGCGGTAAGGTCATGGGCTTCGAGATTATTGACGCC